CGGTTGAGTTCGTCAATTCTAAATGTCCATGATACATTTATTTTCTCCGTTAGTTAGTTTATGCATTATTGCAATATTGATTATAGGTTTTTACGGGATTTAATCAACTATCTTTTAATCCTTAATGTGTAATCTATATCTTCAAGTAAACTAATAAAACGTTCTTGTTTCTTTAATTTTTGATCCTGTACTACTAAATAATTTATTAACTGCGCTCTTGAAATTTGATAGTCGTAACGATCAAACTTTGGTCCATTATATTTTTTTGGTGGCGGTGTTGGTTTGATATTTGAAATTGATCCAAAATTTTCATAGTTGCTAATTATTCTGTCAATATAAAGCCTGTGTATTTTTTCTTTTACTTCTTCTAAACAAAAATAATGAGACCACTCATAATCTCCCAGGCCTTTAAAAAATTTAGTTTTTTTAAATAAGGATAGCTGCAATATATTTTTATAAGGTTTGCTAACTTTAATAGACCAGTCATTACCACATTCAATATGTTTCATTTTTTACTCCATAGTTAATTTAAATTAAGTATAGGAAAAAATAAGATTAATGCAACTAAGCAAAAAAAAGGCCCGAATAAACGGGCCTTTATCTAGTTTATGTTTAGCAGCGTTTAAGCAGCAACTTTGTCTAGCAGCTGCCCCGCCTTCTTTTCAAGATCAAATCGGCTATCCTGGTGGGGAATGTCACGAGCTACGGCGGTGATTGCTTGCGCTGCATCCCAGGCAGTTCTTGCAGAGTGCTGCTCTTCCTCTTCATGCCTCTTCAATGCCTCTTGTGCCATTCTTTCAGATAGGCCTACTCTTTTTCTGAAGTAGTCAATCATTTCTTCATCGGTGCTAGCTAGCTGCGTTGCCTTTGCTTTATCTACGCCCTCAATTAATGCCTGGCTGTTGCCGTTGCTATAATCTTTTAACGCAGGTGCTGCTTGTTCAACAAATCGAGATAGTGCAAACTTTGTATGATTAATTTTAATCTCTTGAAAATTTTCAACTCCCCATAAGCAGCGGTTCATACAAATACCGCGTAAATACATGGTGCCAAGTCTAAAAGATTTCGCCCCTACTTCTGAATTAGAAACATAAAAGCCTCTAAACATTAAATCAGGATCGCCGTTTGGCAGCTTACCTACTTCGATAGGATTTAGATCGTCAACCATAAACAAAAATATATCTCTATCGGATGCGAATAAAGTTGTGCTGCTTTTGGTTACTGCGTAAAAAGGATCATATTCCCCGTTATTAGTTAATGCTCCAGGCACCTTAAACTGCGTATTGTAAATAGCATCTTTAACACATTGTGCTACATCATGGTCATAAATCCGCCCGTAGTCCTGGCCTGTAATAGCAGCTAGCGTACCATTAGTTGAAGAGTAAGGTTTAACAAACTGACTCTTTCTATTGTTAGCTATGCCCCAGTAAACGCATTCAGCTGCAAGCGATGCAGGTATTTTTCTCATGTAGGAGGCAGGTGCTGATCCTAAAGTTGCGACCTGGTTAAATCCCCAGTTAGTAGGCTCTGTAAAATGCCATTGACCTGATACTTCGTCTTTAAATTGAACTGACATTTTTCCCTGCATCAAATTTGTTTCGCTATCCTGGCCGATAACTTTAAAGTTTTTTGAGTTAACATCAACTATACAATCTGACATAGTCCTGGATCTTTCTCTCTTGCTGCTGATTAAATCATCAAGAGAAAGAAAGCGCTCGTCTTCTGGTCTATTGGCCCAATTGTTAGCTACTATAGCGCCCTCTTTGGATATGCCTTTTTGAAAAGCTGCTGTTTTATATGTAAATGTTTCCATTTTTTTCTCCGTTAGTTAGTTAAAAAAAAACGGGCTGAATTTCAACCCGTTTAAAATATCTCATAATATCGCGTATTGTGCAAGCTATTTTTCTTTTGGCAGCTGAACAGCAAAATGTCTCTCTGCCAGGCCTATCAAAGTTAAGTCTTCAAAACCTGACTCTTTGTTCCTGGATAGGCCCCATAACCTAAGCTTTTTCTCTAAAATTTTTTTCTCAAGATCATATAAGTCTCTTAATAGCGCATTCGATTTGAGTTTATATTTATGGTCGCGATTTAGCACAGTTAATCTTTCCCCACCATTCTCTTTTAAATCTGCAAAAAATTTACGAAGTTTTGCTAGTCGGGTTGTTTGTGTAAATTCTAAAATCCTGGCAGGAATAACGGCCTCTCGGTTGCAGGATCCACAACATTGTCCGTCCGCAAGTGGTTGTGCATTTTCTCCCTGGTCCCAATACATAACGCCTTTTTGATTATACTTTTTTTCGATCTCGCCATTACATAAAATACATTTCATTTTTTTACTCCTATTATTACATCCCAGGTAAAATCTGATCCATAGTAATCAATCATAGACTTTGTGCCGTCACTCATATTCATTAAAACATCAGCAATAATATCACCTACTTCCTGCTTTTGTTCATCACTCATAAATTTAGTAATAACAAAGCTGTTGATTTCGCTTTTGGTTTTTACTTTTTCCATTCAAGTTTTCTCCATAGTTAGTTAAAGAATAAAAAGTATTCCGTATAAGTGATATTGTCAACTATTCTTTTCCGATATCGCCTGCTATGTGGTGACGTAATATAGTTCCAGGACGTAGGCTCTTAACAAACTTTCTTAACTTTTGAGCGTCCGTTTCTTTCTGATCTTGCGCAGCAGTTTCATCCCACCAAATTCTGGTGTTTCCGCCGTCAGCATAGCATCCGCCTTTTTCATCCTGCTCTATTTTTTTCTTTTGATTACCATGCGCAGTAAATCCAATAACATAGTTTCTGTGCTGCCTGGCGCATAATGGTTTATCGTTTCCGCAATTAATGCATGAAATTTTATCGGGATTTGTTTCCTCCGGGCATCGCACAATTTTTATACCACGCTCTGTTTTGGTTTTCTTTCCCTGCCAGTAATCTTTTTTCACTACATAAACAGTAGGAATATTATTGTGTTTAAACTGGTGCTCAACAGCAGCAATAGAATCCGCAGAATAATTTATAGTGGTGTATTGATCTAGCCTGTATTTATTTTTAAACCAAAAGTAAGGGTTAAAGTGTGTGTATGTAAACGCCTCTCCATTTTCTGGTTTGCTCTCTGCTAAGGCGTCAAGATAATCGTGATCTATCTGTATCTGCTCGCAGCCTTTTCCGCTCGCATTTAGTTTGCAGCTAAGTGGGCAGGTGCCAAATTTATTTTTAGTTCCTGACCTGTAGGTTATTGCCAGGCCTTTTGTTTTTTTTCCTCGTGAGGACTCTACTGTTTTTAACATTATTTACTCCGTAGTTGTATGTGAATTTGTCAACTTATCACAAACAAAAAAGGCCGTCAAGATAACGGCCTAATTTTTTACTTTCGTTTGTTATTGTTAAAATAATTGTCGGCTCTTCTTCTTAAATTTCTGTGGTCGGGGCCGTACAATAATCTACTCAACCAATTCAATAAAAATATTTTTCTCACCTCCTTTCATTTTTCTTTATGTAATTTTGCGTATCCGAATGGCGATGATACATCCAGTTGGTGTCCTCATAATTATCAAAACCTAAACCAATAGCCTCTAATAACTCTTTATCGTCTAACCCGGCAAGTCTTAGTAATATCGCTTGTCTAAACTGGTTAGCTGTAACATCATCACCTTTGGGATCGGTACACTTTGGAACTTCAAAAGCTATTGTAAATGCAACATTGTATGTCTTCATATGTTGATCTCCGTTTCTGACCCATCGGCATTTTCCACATGAAAGAATAATCGCCAACCAAAATCTCCTTTGGACATATGTTCTTCATACAATTTTATTGCCTCACTTTGATACTTAACTCTAAGTGCGTCCATACCATCTGGTGTCATAGACTCCGCCTCTTCAGGTGTTAATGTTGTTTCGACCGATACAAATTGGTCACATTTAAAATTAAGAAATACTTTAGTTCTTGTTCGTTGACGATTCTGCAAATCTTTCAACAAGAAAGATAATCTTTCTTTATCTTCTCTTAAGAGAGTCTCAGTTCGTGCTATTGAATTTCTCAAATCATCAATAGTGTCCTGTAAAAACTCTCTTGTTTTTTGCTGATTTATGTTTTTTCTTTCCCGTAAATCCATAGTTTTCTCCTTAATAGTTAGTGTATGTGATGTTATAGGAAGGTGTATATAGTTGTCAACATAAATAATTTAATCCCCTTATATATATGGCTGAAACAAAAAAAATAAAAAAGACCCACGGCCCCAATAAGACCTTTTGCTAAATAAGAGGTAACACTAGTATTTTGATAAGTGTTACTGTAGTGTTACCTATAATCTCTATATATATCAAAAGCTTACAAGCGTGGTAACGCGGTAACACCGGTAACTGGGGGTTATGAAAAAATATTTTTTTCTTTGTCAGATATATATAGTGTTACTGTTACAAAAAAGAGGCGGCATTGCTGCCGCCCCTGGTATGATTATGACTTCAAGTATTTAATTAAAGCCTCAGTACGCATTCTATGCGCTCTTCCTCGACCAAAAAGATGCCCAGTTTCAGGTGGCTTTACCTTAAATTTACGCAATAAATCATCAACAATACTTTCTGTATTGATGCCCCTAAAACTTTTTACTATCTTACCATTCAATGTTATTGTAGATTTAGGTGAAGATAAGTCACTTTTATGCTCTTTGATAAAGTGCTCTAAATACGCTCTTGGAAAACAACCCTTTCCT